CTACAACTTTAGCAGATCTCTTAATGAAAGTTTCTTTTAGTTTTGCCAATTGTGCTTTGGCTTCTTTCACTAGTTTGACTTTTGTTTCTACAACGCCTTTTTTGTCTTCGTGGAATTCTTTAATTTCCTTAGCAAGTGCTCCTACTACGAACTCTTCTAATTTTTTAAAGTTTTCATGAACACCTTTTCTGTCAGCGTGTAACTCTTTTAACTCGTTAGTTAATTTGCTTAATACAAATTCTTCTAACTTGCCTGAGTGTTTGCCTACGTTTTCTTTGTAAGCAATTTTTTCTTGTGCAAGTGACTTTCTGTCCTCAACAAATTTGCTAATCTCTTCAGATAACTTTTCAGTCATCATTTTGTCGATTGCTTCGACCATGTTGTTTTTGTCATGCTCGTATCTTTTAGCAAATTCTTCTCTTAGTTCAGCAGTTACTTGATCTCTGTTTTCCTTAACTTTTGAGGCCCATGCTTCTTCGATTGAAACTTTTGTTTCTTCTCCGATAACACCTGACTCAACTAGTTTTGATATTGCGTCGATCATTATTTTAGTCCTTTTATTACGTTTTTAATAGCATCTTGTAGATACTGTTGTGCTTTTTTGTCATTTCTAACTTCAGCCGCCATGCCCATCGCTCTGTTACCACCTCTTGTGTTCATCAAGTGTTCGTAAATTGGCGTTGGGTAAGCACCTGGTGCCGAAGGTTGGGCCACAACATCGACAGTGATGATTTCAAAGTCTGAGACTTGACCACCGCCATATTCGGAAATGTTGCCACTTCCTCTAGACGATACGCCAAGTTTCACACCTGATTCCAACATTGTTCTAACAAGTTGGCCCATTGGAGTAGGCAAAATTTTCATTTTACCGTATCCATTTGGACCGTCCATCCACATTTCAGTGATCATGTGAGACACACGGTCTAAATTTATTTTAAGATCATCTGGATGATCCACTTCTCCAAGAACTGAATAACCTGAACTTATTTGATCATTTAGAGTTTTTACTGCTGTTTGTATTTCATTTACAGGATAAACTCTTTGATTGGCATTCTTGATGCCCCCTTGAATACAGATACCTTTCATGTACAAATCCTTGCCGTCTTTGCCTTCGTGCAAAACCTGTACTCTAGCCTGATCGTAGGTTAAGTGTTCTCTAAGATATAGTGATGACATCCGACTCTCCTAATGGTTCCAATTATGGCTATTACTTGCCGCTAATTGGTGATTTAACAGATTTTTCTGAACCATCAGCAGTGACAGGTTTCATCTCTTTTTTATAAGATGTTGACTTGTCTTTACCGCCTGTGTTCTCAAAGTCTGCCATTTTCTCTGCTGTCGGTGCCGGTCTGCCTTTTTCGTCGGCTCCACCTTTAGCGATATTTGAACCTCTTGTAGTGTTCATTTCCGCTCCACCATCACCTGTCATTGGACTTTTCTTAGCATCTGAATGATCGGCATTGTCCGCAGATTTTTGAATTTTATATTCTTTTACTGCTTCTTTCTTCATACCGTCTTTCTTCATTGCTTCTTTTTTCATGTCCTTCTTGCCATGCATTGCTTCTTTTTTCATGTCTTTTTTGTCTTTATGCATTGCTTCCATTGACAGTTCAGCATCAGCATCAGCAGATGTTTGTTCTAAAGACTCATCTTTATCCATGTCGTCTTTTTCCATATCATCGCCTTTGCCAGCCATCATTTTTTCGAATTCTGCTTTTAGTTCATCTAAAGCGTCTTCAAGATCAGCCACTCTTTCTTCGGTGTCTTCGTCTTCTTTGTCCGCATCCATGTCTTTTTCCATGTCGTCAGCGGCACCTTCTGCTTCACCTGTTTCGTCTGCGGCGATATCTTTGACTAATTCGTCAGTTGCATCTCCACCTACTTCTTCGATTGACTCTTCTTCTGTTGACTCTGCTTCGTCAGTTTTTTCATCTTCGATTGCTACTTCTACGTCTTCGCCTTCGTTTGCTTCTTCTGACTTGGCTTCCTCTTTAGACTCTTCTGAAGATTCAGTTTCTTTTACTGCTTCTTCTTTAGACTCTTCTGAAGTTTCAGACACTTCAGTTTCCTTCATGTCTTTCTTCTTCTCGTCTTTTTTCATCATCATTGCTTCATTTGAAGTTGATTCTGAACTTGTTTCGTCTGCTAATCCTTCGTAGATGTCTCTAGACTTCTCTACTACGATCTCATGAAATAACGCTTCCGCTTTTTCATTTTCTTCGTTGATTAGCAATTCTAATAATTGTTCAAATTTATTTGACATTGCACGTGCTCCTTAATTGTTTGCAAGGTTTGTTTCCTTATAAGTGTTGATATTTACATTAAAACGCTAAAAACAGCAGGAAATTGAGCAAAAATAGGCTCTTTTTATGACTTTTCGACTTGTAAGTTATATATCTTGACAAATTCATCAATATCTACGTTGTTAAAGTTTTTATTGAATTCAAGATCGTGTGGTTTGAAACTACTTGCGTTGACAACCCTGTGGAACTTTGTTCGTGGATAATCTTTCAACACACGTTTGGTTTGATTCATCCAATTGCCATAAAAAGTTGCTTCATCTTTGCTTCTTTTGTAATTTCTGCTGTCTTTGAACATGTTGTTAAAAGCAAATCCATGTTGTTTGCCGTCCCGTTGGTGCCCTTGATAGTCAAAACCTAGAATATAAATGTGTTCAAACCCTTTGTCAGCGGCCATTTTAAGTGCTGTTGGGCCTGAACTCCAACCCAAACTAGGTTGGAACCAATTGATGTGGTTTTTAATTTTTTCATTTTTGTCATACTGATGATTAAAATTTGACCAAACTTGATTTTTAGTAGGGTAATCACTTTCACCTATTTCAAATATCATCTTTGGATCTACTGCAATTAAAAAGTCCGGAGTGTCAGTCCTGTATACTGCATTGCAGGCAAACACTTTGCCGTGTTGTTGCAGTTCAGAAATTTTTATTCCTTTACGTGATTCACCGTTACCTAATACAAATGCTGTACCATTCATTACAGTGTTAAATTATCGTCAGTGGCTGGTTGTCCATACATTTTTTGGACAAATTTTGCTTCTTCCTGTTGTTCTGCTTCATGTTGTTCTGAAGCAAGTCTCATCTTGTTGATGTCTTTTAGGGTAAGTCTTGTTTTTCTTGTGTCTTCTTTATCAAGCACGGATATGTCGTCTTCAGCATTGTAGTTTTTTTGCTGTTCTAATCCTTGTTCACCTGCTGTAAAAAATTCTTTCAGTATCATTTGTACTATTTATTTTAGGTTCTGCCTGTGCCTGGTGTTGGTGTTGTGCCTGGTACTGGCGGTTGTCCTGGTGTTGCTCCTGGTGTTTGTGCTGGCGGAGCCGTTGTGTCAGGCGCTTGTGGATCTTCTAAGTTATCTAAATCTCCTGCTATACCGGCCTGTGTTACTCCACCCTGACGTAATTCTGATGTTTTAGTTGGTTGTTTTTGTTTGACAGCATTTTCTTCTGCCCATTGTGCCGCGTTGTCACTCATTTCTTCTTCAGTTAAACCAAGATATCTTTTAAGTGCAAATCTTTTTGACATATAAGGCAGTTCAGAAACCTGTACAAAAGTTTGTACTCTTGCCTGATCCATTTCAGTTTGTCTGTATTGTGCAAAGTTTTGTGGTGGATTCATTTTTATTTCAAATAATCCGTTGTCAATTGAATATCCTTTGTTGGCAATCCATAGTTTAAATTCTTCATCAAACACAGGACCAACATTTCTTTGTAATCTTTCACAGTATTTGTTGAATCTCAATTCTTGAATGTACGCTGTGCCTACTCTACCGTCATTGTACTGTTGTTGTGAGTCATCTGGACCAGTTGGCAAGTAAGAACTTGGTATTCTTAGACCCCTAAACAGTTTGTTTGTAAAAAATTTAAGATCATCGATCTCCCCCAAATTAGTACCACCTGGTAGTGTGTCTACTTTTGAACCACGTCCTTCTGCTGTTTGTGGGAAGAAGTAATCTTCATTGATACTCATTGGATTGTATGTGGCATCAACATAGTTTACACCACCTGATGTGCTTGGAATTCTTCTTTGATTGATTTCGTTTTTAACCCTTTCTACAAACTGCATTGCCAAGTGTGTTGGCATGTTACCTACGTCAATGTAGAACACACGTCTTTCAGGTGCTCTCTGAACCCTGTAAATTATGATTGCGTCTTCTAATAATTCTTTTTGTTTGTATACTTTGAAAACTTGTTCTAATATTGATTGTCCAAAAGGAAACATGTTGTCTAAACCATCTGACATACTTAGATGTACAACATGCTCAGCATTGATCGAGTACTGATTCATTGTTCTATAAAATCTTCCGCCTGCTCCAGGTCCTCCACCATAGCCTGCGTTTGTCATTGTTGTTCCTTGACCAGCACCTGCATAGTTTTGGTTATATGTGCCACCTGTTGTACCACCTCCACCATATGTTTGATTTGGTGTGATCTGTGTTGCACTTAATCTTTGTAAATTAGGATTGATGTCTCTTACAACATATTGTTCTGGCTTTTTGCCATCTGATTCGTTTACAATTATTCTATCTACTTTTGCAGGATCAATGTAGAGTAATTTGTTTGTTTCTGGATCTCTCACAAAGAAACAATCTCCGTATTTGATTACATTTCTAAATGTTCTGAAAATTCTTTTTTGAAACTTGTTACTTTTTGTCCATTGTTGTAATGCTTTTTTAAGAAGTTTGACTTCTGAATCTGTTACGTCACCTTTAAACACAATATCAAAAGGAGTTTCATTTTCCTTGTTCATCTGTGTGCAGAATTCTGCAAGTATGTCTAAGGCCGCATTTACTTCGGAATCAGAATCCATTTGATCATATTGAAAATATCTTTGGATCCTGTTTGGATGTCCTGTGTAAACATCAGGAAGATATGATGAATAGTTTCTTTTTGCAAACTGAGGATTTCTGTCTCCTGCAATGGGCGACATGTTTGCATCTTTAAAATATTTTTTCCAAGCCATTTGTTATATTATACTAGATCTGCCTTCAGATTTGCAAGTTTTCTGTTGGCGTTTCCTGTATTTTGTTCTGTTTTAGCATTTATTTTTACTAGTGTATTTAAATGTTTTTCCATCTTCTCGGAGGCTTCTGAAAACTTCATAAGGCTGTTGGCCACCTGGCCAATTTGAATATCTGCCCTTGCTGTTTTGGCATCTACCGAGCCAGAAACTGTTGTGTTACCCTGCATCATCGCAGTTGTCAATGGTACAACATTTCCAGAAGTTGATGGTAAAAACAATTCAGGGCCTCTTTCTCCAACAAGAGCCATGTTGTTTGCAGACAAAGGTCCTCCTGTCTGTCTTTCTGGTAAATCAATCGCACGTGTTAAACCATATAATCCTCCAAGCACTGCCCCAACTGTCGTTCCTATACCAGGAATAACCGAACCAAGCATGGCTCCCGACAATGCGGCACTTCCCACACCAAGTCCTCGGCCTAATAAAGTTTCGGAGTTCTCGGCAAGTTCACCACCTGCTAATACACCAACTGCTCCTAGTCCGCCTACTCCTGCTCTGGCGGCACCTTTTCCTATTGTGCCTGCAATACTTCCAAGTCGATTGTTTAATTGTACGTTTCCTAATTTTACACCAGCGGCCACTATGCCAATTTCTTTCGCATAGTTAATTGTATATTTCAAAGCAAGTGCTGAAGCAACTGCGGCTCCTGTGATTTTAGGACTTTCTTGTCCCATTTTTTCAATTGCTCCGCCAAGGCTTTGTAGGCCTTCGCTTGTGACTCCTAAAACATTTGCAAAGCCTGGACCAAATGAATTTAAGAAACTTGTTTGTAGTCCTTCGATTTGTGCTTTGAATTGTCTAAATGATTCTTGTGTGACTCCAATTTGAGAAGTTAAACCATCTCCAGCAACTAATTGCTGTCTTGTGATTTCGTCCAGTTCAGAAAATTTTCTATTGAAGCCAATGAATGCATCACCTACTTGTCGAATAGTGTCATCAGTGGCCAATACTGCTGGACTCAAATTATTTCTAAATAAATTTGCACTTTCAGATAGGCCCTGTGCAAACGCTCCTATGTCCATTGTGCCTTCTCTCAAGGCCAAAGTGTTTTGTAAAAAGTCACCGCCAAGTGCAACTAGTTTTTGTTCGAACTCACCTAACGGGAATCCTGTTGCTAAAATATTTTTGGTTGCATCACCAAGTGCAGGATTTATTGCATCCAAACCTGCAATGAAAGTTTGCAGTCTAAGTGCCCTGTCATTGTCTAGGGTTTGTAAAAATATTTGGAATTTTGCATCAGAACCTTGTCTACGTACCGCTTCATTCAATTGATCTCTTTGCACTCCAGTAAGTTTTGTGACCGCATCAAGTACCAATGTGTAGTTTGATAAGGCCGCTGTGGTCTGCTCCTGTGATTGAAATTGTGTTCTGCCTTGCACCCTTTGTAGTTCTAAGAAAGTACCTAAGAAATCCAAATAGTTTTCAGTGGTTATGCCGAGACCTGCAAACTGTGGAATAAGATCCTGTCTTACTCCTCTGGCCAATGCCGCCACTGCACTGGTACCTTGATTCACCGAACCAAATAGTCCTGCAAGTATCTGTGTTTCCTGTCCAACAAAATCAGTAAATTCTTGTAATGGTAAAAGTGCGTCTCTTGCCGTTATTCTCAAGGCAATCAATGACTGTCCAAAGTCAGCACCCACTGAAGCAAGGCTTCTAAAATTTTCTATGTTGAAGTCTAAACTGTCACCTAGGTCTGCAATTGCTTGACCAAATATTGGCAAGTTTTCTAATGACCTTGTGTAGAATCCTATTTTTTCAGCACCAGTGACACCTGCATCTCCAAGACTGAAAATTGTGCCTGTAATTTTTTCTGTGGTTTTGTTGAAATCATTTAGGATCCTTCTTCCTCGGTCTATAGTCTTGAGAAACTCTTGTAGATCCTTCAACTGCTGATCAGTGACTTTTTTCT